GTGCTGCGTCGACGCTCGCCGCAGCCAGTGCGTCGGCGTGCGATTGATCGCGACGATTCGGCGCAGCCGGGTGATTTAACGACAGCGGGTCGCTATGCTTTTCGGCGTAACCGCACGTTGACTGGCAGTCTTCTTTCCGAAATCGCAAGCCCAAGTGAGCGCCACGCCGATCTTAAGTCGCCGCGTGTGCAAGTGCATACATTACGCTACCATCGTCGTAAGCTCGTATTACGATTGTTTGTACTTTCGGTGGGTATTGCTGGTCTTATATGGGTACTCTATCAATCAGTTGTTATGCCAAAGGTAACGCTTATTGGCGTTGACTCGCCGTCTGCTGAAACGACGCAGCGCTATGAAAAAGCAATTCAGGATTACCTCGTGGCTCGTCCGTTTGAGCGGCTACGCGCGCTAATAGATATTAAATCCCTTATTGACTATTTACAGCACGATTATACGGAGATTCAGTCTGTCGAGCCGACAGTCGCTTTTGCTGGGTTTGGGCGTGCAAAATTTTCTATCGTCATGCGGCATCCAGTTGTGTCATGGCAAGCGGGCGCAACACTTGTGTTTGTTGACTCTAGCGGAGCGGCATTTTACCGGAATGTGCCCGAGTCTCCTGTCGTGCAAGTTATTGACCGTACGGGCGTTCAAGCGACGACAAATAAGGTTCTTGTGAGTAATCGGTTTTTAGAGTTTGTCGGTAAGGTTGTTGGGTATTTTTCGATGCAAAAATATACTGTTTCAAGCGTAATTTTGCCTGAAGGCACAACTCGACAAATAGAGGTAAAACTTGATGGGGTAGGGTATCCGGTTAGATTGTCGATTGATCGTGCGGCAGCAAGCCAGGTTGAAGACGCGGTGCGTGCTATCCAGTATTGCGCTGAACATTCAGTTAACCCAGCATATCTTGATGTGCGGGTGAGTAGGCGAGCATTTTATAAATAGAAAAGGCCACTTCTCTTGTCAATTGGGGGATGTTCTATTTTTGTTCGCTTTTATGTAATCCAAGCGAACGAGAGAAAAAACTATATAAAAATATAAAATCGTATAAAAATCAAATAGGGCAGAAAAGCAAAAAAGATAGTGGGGGAATATTTTTAATAAAAATGCAAATTAACGTTAACCAGATATTTTTGTGGATAACTTATGCATGACGACTGATTCTAAAGACAAATGTATATTATGTCGTTTGCGGGCCGTTATACTTACGCAGAAGAGCTTGGCACTTTAAGTGAGAGTGTATGAGTGCAGCTGCTAAGATGTGGTGTATTAATGTATGTTAGTGACATATAAAAAGTATAATCTCTACGCAATCCCCTACAAAAGATGGAAATGGTTCTTTATAGAATAAATTAGCACTCACATTAGATGGATGCTGATTCATCTTCTCGTACGGTATTATAAGTCGTAAAAGCTATATTGTGCGACGTTAACTCCACCACGACCCTCATCTTTCAAAATCCCGTGTTATGATAGCCTCATCATTAACTAACCCACACGAAAGGATAAAAATACTCGTATGGACGAAAGCACTAACTCCCCTCTAAATTCAGATAATTTGTTGTCTGTAATATCACGCGTTTGGGCTACAAAAGAAGTTTCTAAGCGTACGAACAATCCCTATTATCAAATTCACATTGCATTTGGTGATACTTACACGTTTGAGGCGTTTCTCACCAAAGAGCAACTCGCGCTGATCGGTCTTGCGCAGGAACGTCGCAAAAAGGCTGAAATCGACGCCATGATTTAATCTAAATCATGTTCCCCCTTTGTTCTTTTACAATAACACTTCACAATTGTGGGCTTCCAGGATAAAAGCCCCTTAAACCCCTGGGTAGCCTTATTTGCGCGATAGGGCGGGCTGCTTCTCCACCATAGCATTAAGTCGCGCAAGAAAGGTGTTTGGATATGTTGCAGGCTTTTGGCGCAGGCGAAACTGTGTTCCCTGCCGATACAATTACAACGTTCACCACTGCGGTGACCGGTGTGCTTTCGGCGAACATTGGTGTGGTGATTGGTATCCTCGCGTTTGTCTTTGGTATCAAATTCATTATGCGCCTCTTTAACAAGAGCACCCGCGGTCATATGTAAACCGTGAGCCCATAACAATTAAGTTGTGGGCTGAATTGTCCAGATTTATAATTTTATTTCCTCCCTTTTCCCCGCAACACTATTATGATCTGGGCTATTCAGCTCACAAGGAAGATGATTATCAATGAGTTTTTTACTTTTATTATCACTTATCATTTTGAATTATCAGATTTATAAGTTATCGCAGCTACTTATTGTGATAGATGAGCAGCGTGTTGATATCACTCGTTTTCAAAATGATAAGTCCCCTGCGGAGCTAACTGATGGCAAACACTGAAGTCATTAACCTCATATTGCAATTGACGAAAGAAATGCTGATATATATGCTTCCGATTATCGGTTTGCTATCTGGTTTAATGCTTGTATTGTCGTTTTTGCTTCACGTCACTATTAATGCTGTAAAGAAGTTCTGATTATGTGGGACGTTGCAGTTGCACATTCGTTTGCGCAAAAAGTAGCTATTGTGATTACCTTTGCTATTGTTGCGTTTATTGTTTATCAATTTAGGTTTACGCGTCATGATTAAGCTATTTAAGTTGTTATTCCCCTACCCTTTTTCTTATACTTCTCGATTTACTCAGTTATATGTTATGTTTTGCTTTGGTTTTTTGTCTGCTTTTCTTGTTGCTGGGATTTTTAGATTTATTTTGTTATTAGTTTTTATGTCGATGTATTTGTGTTATCGCACAGAGTTTTCTAATTATAGGAGTAATCACCATGACGAGCATTAAACGATGTATGTTGATTGTTTTAGCGGTGTTATTGTCGTTGTCTAGTGTTATTATGGTTTTTTCGAGTAAAGCTTGGGCAGCTAGTAAATACGACGATGTTTATCAAACTACCTCTGAATTGATTCTATCTGATGGTATACAAAATAGGTGCGAAAAACAAAACATTACGTATTCTTGGGATACGTATTTTGATCATGAAAAGTACAAAATGTATGATTCTTTTTCAAACAAAGAACAACTAAAGAAAAAACTCGACGATGCCCGTGCAAGTTTTAACAGGGCTAAAATCTCTGGTGTTTATGGTGTTACTTTAAGTAAAAGTGTAGGTGTGGTAGGTTCTGGTAAAAGGGCTGTTAATATTTATTGGTCGGAAGATAAGAGTGTGGAATTAGAGTGGACTGAGGGTCTTTTGAATATTAAGAATGTATATGTATTGAGTATTAGCTGTGGCAAAGCATTTGAGCAAGGTACGAATAAATACGTATCAATGGTTAGTTATCCGGATAAGACTTCGACGATTGTTTCAGCTAGCGATGGATTACAGCTAAATTTCTTTATAACTGGTAAAGATTTCGAGTATCCAGAGGGTTATGAGGGTAAAAAACTTTATGCTACGCCTGATATAAAAACTCCTTTGTCTCCTCAGTGGGTTTTGTCGGTTGACAGACGTCGTGTTACTGGTCATGTGCAAGATCCGAATAAGGATGATGTGAAACGTTGTTTAACGTTAAGAATAAAAGATAAAGATGATAATATTCTTTTTGAACGGACTCAAGAAAATCCTGGTATTTCTTGTGCTAAAGTTTTGCCTTTTACGTGGACTGCCCCTGCGTTAGGCACGTATTATTTTGAAACTGAGTTTTTTGTACCTATTCCTTTTATCGCTCCGGAAAATGAGAAGTGGGTAAAGCAACGTGTGAAGTTTGAAGTAAATGGTCAATCGTATATGATGTCTGACAAAACTCAGCATTGTGATGAGGATGGTAAATGTGAAGATTTTGATCCTGTGCGGTTATGTGATTTTAATTTGGAGCAAGCTAGGAAGTCTTTGTCTAAGCCTAATATTTTTGAAGCTGCTGCTTATGCATTAGATTGGTATGGTTGTTTTTTGAATGCTAAAATGGCTGAGTTTTGGAATTTTTTGAGGGATTTGTTTATTCCTGCTTTGCCTGATTTGAAAGGTTCATTCAATCAATTGTCTGACGCTTTATCTAAAAAATTAGGTTTTCTATTTTATCCATTTAAGTGGTTTATTCAGTTATTTCAAGCTTTAATAAATGCCACCTCATCGTGTTCTATTGATACGTCACAAGTTCCAGGTGCTAATGCTAATGGTCTATTTTGGGGTCGTCCTGTGCGGTTGTCTGTTTGTTCTGCTGAACGTGATTTACCACAAGTGTATAATGTTTCAGTATTCTTTATACGTATAGTTACTGTGTTCGGTTTGTTATATTCGTTGTACCATCGTTTGATTAATTTACTTACGACTGATCGTATTGTAAAGGTTGCGCAGGAGGGTAGGAAGTGATATTTACTGGTTTATTTATTATTGTTGTTAATGTCGTTGTTTTTATTCTTGCGTTATTTCCTGATTTGCCTGCTACTCCACAGGCTATTGTTGATATTGCAAATTTTTTATTGACGTTTTTGACTTCTGCGTTTGGTTTTATTATGCATATTTATACGCCTGTTTTGGCTGCTGTCGTGGTTTCACTAACACTTGCATTGATGTTTTTTAATCAGGGTTATGTTGTCGTCGTATGGATTCTTAAGCGGTTGCATTTATGGAAGTAGGAGGTTGTGATATGCTGGTTCTATAAATAATTGAAAGGTAAAATAAAAATGCAAAATACAGTAAATAATATATCAAATTTATCTAGTGGCTTTCACGATACTTTTTTGATAGCGTGTGTTGTCTTTGTTTTTTGTGTTGTTTTGTTGTTGTTGATTAAGTTGATGTATTTTTCAAAGATATGGGCTATGACGTCCGATATAAGCGCTATTAGGAAGTCGGTAGATAAGTTGTTAGAGAAACAGGAGTCTTTGTGTAATGCCCAATTATCTACCCCTATTAACCAAATCCAAGAAAATAACGATTCAGACAATTCTTGATGATATAAATTCTCGAAAGGATAAAGATTTATTCCGTCCCTCTGGCACTCAAGTGTATGTTGGTCGCCAAGGTTCTGGTAAAACTGTTTCTGCGGTATATCATGCTATAAAATTAAAAAAGCGCTATTCGAAGTGTATTATCGTTTCAAATCTTAAATTAAATTTTCTTGAAGCGGTTGAAGCGATTGATTATTTGCGTGACTCTTCCCTTTTTAATCCGAAAAAACAGTATGTGCTATTTAATTCGATGTACATGCTTGAACGTGTTTTGGTTGGTGTTAATAATGGTAAATTTGGCGTTGTTTATATCATAGATGAGATACATACATATTTTAATGCGCTAGACTCGAAAAACATTCCGATGTTTGTATTTACTGAAATATCTCAACAGCGTAAGCAACGGAAACTTATAATTGGCACGTCACAGCTATTTATGCGTGCCGCTAAGCCGTTACGTGAACAATGTGATAATGTTATCGTCTGTAGTACTATAATGGGCGTTCTGACGCTTCAAAAAGCTTATGATGGTGAAACGCTTGAACAAGACTATAGCGGGCGTTTAATTGGTGATAAACGTAAAACCGGTTTCTTTATTCACACAAGAGAAATCCGAAATGCTTATGATACTTATCAAAAGGTTGTATCCGGTAAAGATCAACTTGATGCAATTGAAAAACCAGTTCAAATTGAAATAAATAAAAAATTGCTAAAACGGTAAAATATTTGTCGGGTGATGTCAAGGTTACCTTGACGAGCCCGACAATGTGTCCCTACTTGATAATAGGGACACATTGTGTATAGTATACACGCTTTGTCTATGATTTATCGTACTAATTTGGGGGTATAAATTATGTCATACTATAGTAAAGAGTCTGATGTTCGTATTGTGACGGATGTCGTGAAAGAGTACCCTCATATGATTCGTATTTATATTTATCATAATTCATTTCCTATCAACCCTATCCCTAAAATGATTGCAAGTCGTAAAAAAGATGAACCTGATGATGTTGATATTGTTCGTTCAATTCGTCGTACGCGTACAACGATTTATGATTTGATTTTAACTAATAAGTTCGAGTACTGGTGTACCTTTACCTTTTCTGCAAAAATCGGTGATCGTTTTGATGAAAAGTATTGTCGTCATACGATGATGGTTTGGTTGCATAACCAGCGTCGACACTCCCCTAGTTTGAAATATCTTGTTGTTCCTGAATATCATAAACGTTGTGAAGATTGTGTGAATTCGAAAGCTAAAACGTGTCCTCATTCTAATCGATCAAAAGCTGTGCATTTTCATGCTCTTATTGCTAATTTTAATGGTTCATTGCGTCTTACGAAGTTGCGTACGAAATCGGGTCAGAAAGTCTATAATGCTACCGGTTATCGTTCTGGTTTTACAAAATTTGTTGAATTATACGATACTGATAATCCTGAGAAGCTTGCAAATTATATGACAAAATATATCACAAAAGATATGCCAAAGTTCGGTGGCAAAAAACGTTATTGGGTATCTCAGAATTTAACTCGTCCGAAAAGTACAGTTAATGGGATATTTGCGTTTCGACTTGAAAAGCTCATCTGGAACAGGATGCCAAAATACGTCACTAACGATTTCGAGGTTTTGGAAATTCCGAAAACTTCAGGTATTGCGCTTACGCGTGACGTGCAAGGTCACTTATTAGATGTTCCAGCAGCCTCTACGGATGAGAAAAAACGCCTGGCTGCAATGCGCAAGAGATCGCGCGAGGGCGTGGATATATTTGCGCATTCACCAAGCGTTTGCACTTCAATTAGCCGTTAG